ATGCCCATCGAGACGTTTCTCCAACCACAAGGCCCTTTTGAGGTCAAGTATAGGAGTTCGCCTGTTCTGGGCTGGCATACAGACGTTTGGAGTTTAACTTCAAACGGGAGCATGGTGTCATCAAATCACTATCCACTAAACACGGATATTGATGATGGTGGCGCCTGGTTAATGTCAAAGACAGAAGACCGTTGCTCTCCAGGTTTCATCCACGATACTGTCTGGGATGGAGCCTTTACTGTAGGGAATCCGAGATCAGGATGGACAGCGCTAACTTCTAGCGCACAACCTACTGATCTCAGCCTGATTGGAAAAGGTGCTACTGCGATCTCTCGTAGTGCACCAAACAATCCGGCCTACTCAGTTCCACAAGCAATTGGGGAACTAAGAGAGGGATTCTCGGCCATTGGATTCAACTTCTGGAAAGAACAAACCAAGACAGCGAAAGCTGCCGGTGGTGAGTACCTTTCCTACGAGTTTGGATGGAAACCTTTGGTTTCCGATCTACAGAACTTTGCGAGGACTGTAGACGAATCCGCACGCATATGGAATGCCTATAAAAAGGGTTCCGGAAAGAAAACGCGTGTAGGCTATCACTTCCCTGAGGTTAGCGATTCGCAGGGTTATACGGGATTACACATCCCGCATCCTACGTATTTCACCGAAGGGTTTCTCGAGGGAACCACCGTCCAGTACAGAACCCGTAAAGAATGGTTCAAGGGATGTTTCAAATACTACATCCCTGAACCTTTGGGTTTCGATGGAAAGATGGCGGCCTGGCATTCGCAAGCTAGGAAGCTCCTAGGTGTCGGTTTAACACCCGACACTGTTTGGAACCTTAACCCTTGGACGTGGGCCGCCGATTGGTTCGCCAATACTGGCGATCTGATGACCAATGTTTCTAACATGGGTCAAGACGGTCTTGTTTTGCAGTACGGATACATGATGTCCTCGGAAGAGGTCAGAACGTATACGGTAGCGCGTAAGAATAACGCTACTACGATTCGCAATCGAATAACTAAGAGAGCGAAACGTATTTCTGCATCACCGTATGGTTTCGGTGTCACGCTGTCTACCTTAACGGCTAGACAGCTCGCTATCATTGCAGCTCTGGGCCTCGGCCATACCTAAGCAATGGAGCTAGTTGGTTCACACGTCTGTGTGGATTTTCCAACCATGATGGTTTAACCACCATCCCCTTGAAGGAGAACTGCTGTGGCATTTGCCGACCCGCAGTCTGTGACCATTAACGCGGTCGCAAACTCACTCCCGAGAATTTCTTCGGGAGTAAACACTGGATCGTTCCAAAAGGACGATACCACTGTCGCACTATCCGTCTCTCATCAATATGGGAGTCGGACAAGGCGTCAGCTCAGACTCGATCACAGCAAAATCGCTGCGGACGTGTTTACGTCTGACAACACTAAGTACTCTATGAGTGCTTACATTGTCATCGATGTTCCTACGACGGGTTATACCATCGCGGAGCAGAAGCAGATTGTAGATGCGCTTACTGCGTATCTCACTGCCTCGTCTGGAGCCAAGGTCACCCAGCTTCTGGGTGGCGAGAACTGATCGGCCAGGAATGGCCGACGAGGAGTCTTCGGAAGAGGACTCACCGCATGGGAATCAAGCGATTCCCTATCACGCATTGCTATGCGAGATACTCAGTTCTTTACTGGGCGTTAGGTGTTTTAGCAGACTTGCTGTCTCAGCTTTGCTGACTGGCAAATTTGCTAGTGCTGTCGATGAAATTATCGCCGATTTCTTAGACGATAATTCATAGGCAATAGCGGGAGAAAATCAGCTTTGGATCTCTACCCCCATTATGAATGGAGGTCGGATGAAAAGCCTAAAAATTCTCTGGCGAGCTGTAGCAGACGAAATGTCTGCTATATGTCACACAAGTGCCACTAGAGACTATCAAACTGTCTCTAGTCGTATCAAAAACGAGGGATTGTCTTTCCTGACAATCACACTTCCAGCTTTCGCTAAGGACTTCGAAAGAAGCCTGGACGCGGGGCTGGTTGACTCCAGTTTCTTCTGTGGTTTCCACAGAAGCAAAGGGCCCCTCCCTGTTTTTCTAGGAGGTTTCCTGAGTCAAGTTTTTGATTCGAGCAGTGGCTGCTTACTCGAT